TGAAAACCCGGTTTTTTTGATAAAACTTTTTTTTCCGTGAAAAAAAGTTTTTCCGCCGGAAGGCATCAAAACATAAACAAACAAAACATGAAAAAAAAACCTTTAGTACAATTGGAACTACCAATGTTTCCAATACATCCCTTAGGAACTGAATTTGCTCTTGAAGCAACATTTAACGAAAGAAAAGTTCCTGAACAACTTGAACCTATTTCCCATACTTACAGAAATAAAGAGGGAGTAGAGTACATGAGTGTAAGTAAATTGTTGGGCGGTCTTTCGGAGAAATTCGAGAGTAAGCCCGCTTATAAGAGAGCATCCGCCGAAACAAAAAAAGCTTGGGAAGAAAATCGGGATGCGGCGGCTGACCACGGAACAAGAATACACAATGCTCTTGAGCTATATAAGGCTAACGCAACAATACTTCCTGAGAACGAAGATTTACGGGAAATGATTGTAGATGTTTGCAAGCAATATAAGGACTATTACCAAGTGCACGATGAATTGTGTGTTTATAATGACGAATGTTTACTGGCAGGAACAAGCGATATGATTTGTATTGTAAAGAAGAGTGCTAATGGTTGGTTTGATGTAGAGGACTATAAGACTAACAGAAACAAGGGTATAGAAACATTCAGTAAGTATGGGGATACTTTGTTTCCGCCATTTAATTACTTGCAGGACTGTAATTTTGTTAAGTACTCATTGCAGCTAAGTATTTATGCTTATATGTTTGAGCAACTAACAGGAATGAAGTGTAGAAAATTGGGTATAAGGTATATTCCTGCTCACGATTACATGCAACATGAGTATATCCCAACAATGTACATGAAGCCAGAGGTAGAACATATTTTCAGAGAACGTAAAAAACAATTAGCAAATGGGCAATAAAGATTATTACGCTGCGGCGAAGTTTTATGGAATAGTAAGCATATTCTTAACGTTATTATCACTATCTTTGTTTATAATGTGGTGTAGAGCATCTGTAAAGCCAAGTAACGAAGGTTATTGGGCTAAGAAATATGACTCACTATATGTAGTAAGTAAACAGAATGAGTTACATTGGGAAACATTCCATAGAAGAAGCAAGGGATATTACTTTGTAAATCCTACTGAAAAGAAGGGAATAAAGGGTTTTGATTTAATTAAATTCACGGAGGAGAAGTAATGAGTTACCTTTTTTATATTGATAAGTACGATAATAAAATTCTTCGGCCAGAATGCTTAAAGCTTTGCGAAGAGTTAAGAGTTTTATCACATGAAGAGGTTACTGCCATCATATACGCGTATGACTATCATTCTATTTACAGGCAATTCCCTGAATCAGAAAGGAAGCGAAAAGCTGTAATAAAGGTTTATGGAACTGATAAATCTAATTTCTTCGAGTCAACCAAAATACAATCGGCGGTAGAAGCTTACATGAGCCTTCAGTACAATCCAAAAATTGAATTGATAAAGACTTACCAAGGAACCATAAACGCTCTGCAAAAAGAACTTCCTCAAGCTAAAGACGAAAAGGACATTAGCCGAATACTTAAATCAGTAGAGATGTTGAATAAGAACATAAATACTCTTGACAATGAGGTAAGTGATGACGTTGCTAAAGAAGGTGTAGTAATGGGAGGTGATAGTTTATCTTACATAGAGATTTTACAGGAGAATAAAGGATTGTATGATTCAATATTAAGAGGAGGTAAAAAATGAACATAGGCAAGCCTCCATACATTAAAGGAAAGGGATTTTGTCCGAATCCAATTGTGAGATATGGTATTCCGCGCGAAGCCGACGAATCTTTGAATCCAAATGTAGTTGGAACGGCCGCTTATGAAGAGTTTTGGAATGAACAGATATACAGATGTATTCATGGTTACACTACGGGTGGAATATTTATTCCTGGTAGATACTATTATTTTCTAAACTTCAAGAAGTTTAAGGTTGTCGGTAGAGGTGTTGTAGATGCTGATATTTGTGACTTACATTTAGAGTTAGCTTATTGGATAGAAGATTGTAAAGCGAGAAGAAAGAATGGAATCCTAGCCAAGAAACGAAGAGGAGGTATATCCGAGGCTTTTATTACTATGGTAGTAGATTACGGATTTAGATTCTTACCAGGTTATAATGCGGGTGTAGCTGCCGGTATTGGTACTTACAAGGATGAATTTATGAAGAAATGGGAAGAGCATAATAACTTGATCGTACCTGTATTTTCAAAGAAGACAACTATTGGTGATGACGAAGAGATAATTGCATCGTATAAAAAGAAGACTCCAAAAGGATGGGTTGTTGCTGGTAGCCAAAACACTATCTATAATAAGACAATGTTTCAAAACGCCAACTTGTTTAAGGGATTGATGCTAAATGATGTTTGTGCTGAAGAGGGAGTCGAGTTTAAGAATCTAAAAACATTTTTCGAAGCTACAGAGGCGTGTTTAAGATATGGTTCCGTTCAAGAGGGTAGCTTTTGGACATGGGGAACAGGTGGTAATAGAAGTTCAAATGGAGATGACTTTGAGGATATGTGGCACAATCAGGATACCTATAATATGGAAAGATTTTTCATTAAGGGTACTAGGTTTCATAATCCATTTTTTGGTGGCGCTACTGATAAATTCGGTAAGCTGGCAAATAAGGTTCCAAACTTATCTGAATATAAAGATTATCAACTGATAGGAGTTGAGGATGAGTTGGAAGCTGAAAAGGATATTTTAGAACAAAGAGAGATAAAAAGAAAATCGGGCGATATTGCTAAGTACATAGAAGAGTGCCAAAACAATCCGTTAACAGTAGAAGAAGTATTTAAAAAGTCTTCTAGCAACAAATTCAATATTGAGATACTAAATAACGTAGGTTTTGAATTAGCTTCAGGACAAAAAGGATATACTAAATATAAGTTAGACTACGTTCTAAATGCTAATAAGGAAAAGGTAATGCCTTTAAAGGTAGAAGCTAGACCTGCTAAAGATACCGATTTGGATAAAGATTGTGTGCTGATAGCTAATGATGGATTACCATGCGAAGGGATACCTAATCTATATGCAGCAGGTTTGGATAGTTATGACCAGGACCAATCAAAAACATCCAAATCATTGGGTGCAATGCTTGTAATGATTAGGAATCATGGATTGCCTAATCAACCTAAAATGAAGCCTGTTTGTGTGGTAAGAAATAGACCAACAGATAAGAGAGATTTTTACGACATGTGTTTGAAGGTTGCAGTTTTTTACAATATTACAAATGGAGTTAAGAACAATGATGCTTTACGATTCATCGAGAAAACTTATGGAAAAGCTAACAAGGCTAAATTTATATCTTACCGATTAGGCAGGAATAAACTAATGCTATTGCAAGGTGAGTGGTTAAATCAACCATTGCGCCCGACTGTTACTACCATAAACGTAGATGCTAAAGTAAAGAAGTTGGACGAGGCGGATATGGTAAAAGGTGCCTTATTAGCTAGAGAAGAATTAGCAGCGTTAAAAGAACAAGGTGTTGATGTAATGGAGGGAATGGAACTTCCACAAGGAGACCCTGAAGAAGTTTGGAACTCAATGAGCTTTAAAGATAGGAACGAACACGTTATGCAGTTAATACTGGATAACGCTGTTATAGAACTTGACATGAAGCATAAGCTAGCTAAGAACTTATTGGACTTAGAGATAACTTCAATGTGCTATGGCAAGGTAGAAATGGACGAGCAAGGTAACGTTAACTACATTAAGATTGACCCGCGCGATGCTGTTTATGATGAAATTGAAGGCGATGACTTTATTGAAAGAAGTCCAATCAAAGGAGCTCGTTACAGAATGACTTTATCAGAGGTTAACAGAAGATACAAGTTAACTCCTCAGCAAAAGCTTACATTAAAAGAAATGGAGAGTACTTATACCGGTAACTCTTCGAATGGTGTAAGAAATAGAATTTATCAAATTAACGGCGACCTTTGTGTTGATGTTGTACAAACGTTCCATGATACCATAGATGTTGTTTCTTCTGTTAAGGATGCTGTCAGCGTAATCTAAGTGAAGTTTCACCCAGTTTAAGCCTCTATCCTTTAAAGGAATATCCTGTGACGGGTAGTATGCCATATTATTATTGTGTTAAAAGCAATCGTGTCGCTAATATGGGCTAAAAATACAAATAAATAAGATTGTAGTAAAGTGTTACTTTTCAACAATTTATCTTAATCCGAATCCGTCATGGTCCTGCTCAAGTGATTTTAGCTTTGGCGGATTGAAGTCAAAGTCATCATTTAATAAGAACTTCTTGTTCCTGTCTTTTAATGAATTGTCTCTAGGGTCAATAGAATTAGATATATCCTGCATTAAAGCTATTCCTAGTGCATCTGCTAAGTCATTATCGGAATCCGTTGTATATTCGTCGTATCCTTTTAATTCGTCAATAAGCTTAGGAAATACTATGTTCTTACAATGGTCAACTACATAGCTTTGCATAGCAGCAACCATTAGTGGTCTCGAATACTTATTCAAAGATACCCCGTATTCGTGCATCTGCTCACTATTTACCGACTCGAATTTCTTAGGTCGGCGAGCAAGGAATCTATTTCCACCATTACTCTTAAAATGTTCTATAACCATTGGCTTAGCCACATCGACCAAAACTCCATTTGTAATATTGTAAAAAACTGCAACCTTCAAACACATGTCGTAAAAATCTCTCTTATCTGTTGGTCTGTTTCTTACTACACAAATAGGCTTCATTTTAGGTTGATTAGCAAGTCCATGATTCCTAATCATTACAAGCATTGCACCCAATGATTTGGATGTTTTTGATTGGTCC